AGATTTTAATCTTTCACAGTTTGGTTTATTTTTACAAAATGATACACTGTTTATGACAATACATATTAACAGCAGTGTAAAAACATTAGGTAGAAAAATATTAAGTGGTGATGTTATTGAATTTCCTCACTTAAAAGACGAATATGCACTCAATGATTATAGTGTTGCACTAAAAAGATACTATGTAGTTGAAGATGTTAATCGTGCAGCAGAAGGATTCAGTCAAACTTGGTATCCTCACTTGTATAGAGTAAAATTAAAGCAAATCTACGATGGACAAGAATTTAAAGAAATACTCGATTTGCCTGCAGGCGACGATGCTGATAATACTTTGCGTGATGTATTGAGTACATTTGAAACCGAAATGAATATAAACAATGCTATCATTCAGCAAGCAGAAGCAGATGCAGCAAAAAGCGGATACGATACAAGTAATCTATACACACTACAAGTTGATAACACAGGAAAGCCAGAGCTTATTACAGCTGATATCAATACATTAGATGCTTCAACACAATCGATACTTGTAGATAAAATTGCACAAACTCCAGCAAGAGAAGGGTATCAAGGATACTTAATTGGTGATAACATTGCACCAAATGGAGAAGCATTTGGCAGCGGAATTACATTTCCAAATAATAATGTTGTTGGCGATTACTTTTTAAGAACAGATATGTTGCCAAATAGATTATTTAGATATGATGGAAGTAGATGGGTAAAAATGGAAGACGGCGTAAGAATGACACTGAGTAATACTGATACACGAAGTACTCTCAAAACATCATTTGTGAACAATACAACAACATCTACAATAGGTGGCGAAAGTGTCACAGAAAGACAAAGTTTGTCTAAAGCACTAAAACCCAAGGCAGATAATTAATGCAACATTTTTATGATGGACAAATTAGACGATATATTACACAGATTATTAGATTGTGTAGTAATTTTACCTACAAAGACGGCAGTGGAACAGTCAAAAGTATTCCAGTGACATATGGTGATCTAACTAGACAAGTTGCAAACATTATCAGAGACAACAGTGAAAACAAACTTCCAACTGTTCCTCGTATGGCAGTTTATATTACAAACTTAGAATTAGATAGAGAACGATTAGCAGATGCAAGTTATGTTGAAAAACTCAACATTAGAGAACGTGCATATGATGAAGACGGAAACGAATATCTAAATACACAAGGTAAAAATTATACAGTCGAACGTATTATGCCTACGCCATATATGTTAAGAGTAAACCTAGATATCTGGAGTAGCAACACTGATCAAAAACTACAAATTATGGAACAAATATTAATGATGTTTAATCCTAGTTTGGAAATACAAACTACTGATAATTATGTAGATTGGACAAGTTTAACTACTGTATATTTAGAACAAATTAGTTTTAGTAATAGAACTCAGCCAATCGGTGTAGACAGCGAAATTGATGTAGGAACACTTTCATTTAGCACACCTATCTTTATTTCACCGCCAACCAAAGTCAAAAAACTTGGCGTCATTACACAAATTGTGACCAACATATTTGACGAAACTCGTGGAACAATTAATTTAGGTGACTCGTTCCCAGAACTTAGCGCATATGCAGATACTCCTGTGCCTATTGATAAAACAACAACAGTAAACAGCGATCCGGCAACAAAAACCGATATCAAAGCAACTGTTTCTCAAAGATCAACTGTAGCACACAATTATAAAAATTATGGTGTATATATTATTGGCAGTACCGCAAGACTAGTCGACCGAGGAAAAGTTGGCGAAGTAAATTGGCGCTCAGTTATTGAATCATATCCTGGCACATATATAGCCGGGTTGAGTCAAATACGTTTACAAACAGCAAGTGATAGTTTTGTTATAGGTGATATTACACTTAATAGTTTAGACGAAACACAGTTAGTAGTTAATTGGGATACAGATACTTTACCTACAGGTGATATAGTTGAAGGACCTGCAAGAAATTCAAATAGCTACACAAGTTTTGATAAAATTGTAGAGCCTTCAAAATACAATCCTACTAACGATAAGACACCTGGACTTAGACTTCTAATATTAGAGCCATTAAATCCAAGTGATAATGTTGGTGGAGATGTAGGAGACACACCTTACAACTTTGTATACGATGGCCCAGATGCTTGGAAGAATTCCAACGGTACTGACTTTGTTGCAAATGCAAATGATGTAATCGAATGGGACGGAAACAATTGGCATATTGTAATCGACAGTGCTGATAGCACAAACGGTATTAATCAACGAAACTTAGCTACAAATGTTATGTATACATGGACAGGTGAAGAATGGATACAGAGCTACGAAGGCGAGTATTCAGTAGGAACATGGGAACTGTTCCTTGATCCATAATTATATGTATGAGTCAAATAATTTGTAGTGGTGCACTATTTTATACATTAGATACACAAAGATTTTTATTCTTGCATAGAACACAAAGTAGGAATAAAAACGTATGGGGTTTAGTTGGAGGCACTAATGAAGATAAAGAAACTGCTTGGGAAGGTTTACAAAGAGAAATCAAAGAAGAAATAGGCAGTATTCCTAATATTAAAAAAACTATACCCTTAGAAACATTTATAAGCAAAGATGAAAATTTTTTATTTCACACATATCTTTGTGTAATTGAAAAAGAATTTATTCCTATGTTAAACAACGAACACAACGGTTATGCATGGGTATCGTTTAACAGTTGGCCAAAGCCTTTACACAATGGCCTAGCAAATACTCTGCGTAATAAACAAAATCAACAAAAATTAAAAACTGTTTTTGAACTTATTAAATTGTTCGTATAACCAATCAAAGTCATTGATTTTATTCAAATAATCTAAGTTTTTTGCCGCATATTCACCGTATTTTTTGCCTTGATTAGCCCCGTTAATCGCCGCATTACCAAAAGGTTTATCTTTACCTCTACTACACCAAGCATTTAATCTAAATTCAGTTTCTTCATCTAGTTGTCCGTCAATTGCACGAGAACTTAACTTTACACATTCTCTAAATGCACTGCGCCATGTGCTAAATTCATCTGTATCAAATTTTGTAATATTAGAAATTTTGTTTACTACTTTGAACAACGGACTTATACTTGTTGTCATATCAGGTTTATTAGTATCCATATTCAGTGTTAATTCTCTAGGTAATAGCTTTACAGCACCATAACCGTAAATTAATCCATTTATTGGATTTTTAGATTTCCAAACATGCACAGTGCGTTTACTATCAGGATCATAAGTAGGAATGTAGTAATCAAAATTAAAATCATCTACAATTTGTGCGTCAGCGTCTACTACATAAAACATTTCAGTTTCAGCAGTTTTTGCAGCCATGATATGTGCTTGATGAATACCTTCAATCCCATGCACTCTGTGTATTGTTTTATCTGGAAATTGATTGAATAATTTTTTAAAGTTTTCATCTGCATTTTTTTCATCTTTGCTAATAAACACAATATCGTAAGATTTTGGTTGACTTGCTGTAATATTGTATTCTTTTTTATTTGCAAAAAACCGCATTTGAATTTCTCGTTCTGTAATATTAGATTTTTTGCTTACCAGTGCTACACCGTCCCAAGCATTGCCATTTTTAAACACATGATTTGTAGATCTTTCAAAATCTTGATCATGTGAAAAATACAAGTCAAAATTAAAATCAGGTTCTATATTAACCTCTCTTGGAATTATCCAAAACATTTCTGTTTTTGACATGTTGTATGCTTTTTTATAATCGTTATATGTGTTTATTGTAAATTTATCATAACTTACAGGGCCACTGGCAATAACATCCCATTCTTTACGTCTGCCTATAGTTCTATACTCAATTTCTTTTTGCGTTAAAGGCGCATGTTTTGTAAACAAAAATAATCCGTTGTATGTTTCTTTACCGTTTACACTATGCTTGAAAGCATGGTTAATTGTTCTGTCATAGCTGTTATGTACATCGATATACATGCCCATATCAAAATCTTCATGTATTTTGATATTAGGAGTAGTTCCCCAAAACATATTTGATGGCGACTCGTCAAATGCATTAAGATAATCATTGTATGTTTCAATGTTGTAAACAGGAAACGGTTTTGGTGTGCTTGCAACTACATCGTGTTTTTTACTGTTAGCATAAAATCTATGTTCAACTTCTTGTTGTGTGACTGGAGCATGTGTTGACATAAGAGCAATACCATCCCAATATTCACCATTTCTAAACACATGATTTGTAGTTCTATCAAACACATTATCGTGAGTAAAATACATTTCAAAATCAAAATCTATACATACTTCTACATCACTAGGTATAGCCCAAAACATTTCTGTTTTTGCACTGTCCATAGCAGCCAAGTAGTCGCTGTAATTGTTTACTACGTATCTTTCGTATTTTACAGGTAAACTAGCAACCACAGGCCAGTTTTTTGCTTTGACTAAATGTCTGTGTTCAATTTCTTTTTCAGTCACAGGTGCATGTTTGCTGAACAAAAACAAACCGTTCCTATAACCTTTATCGCCTACTTCGTGTAAAAATGTGTGATTAATTTTTCTATCAAATTCGTTATCGTGAGAAAAATAGTAATTGAAATCAAAAATACTAGTGTCAATATTATTTGATAATCCCCAGAACATTTCTGTATCGCTTGCTTTTAATGCATCTAAATATTGACCATATGTTTCAATAATAAATTCGTCATACATGCACTCTGAACTAGCAACTATATCCCAATGTTTAGCATCAACTATATGTCTATACTCAATTTCTTTTTGAGTAATCGGTTTGTGTTTACTTAATAAAAATACGCCATTATACAGATGTGTATTTTTTACTTCATGTATAAATGCATGATTTGTAAATCTATCAAATCTGTTTGTATGATCAAAGTGTAAATCGAAATCCCAATTATCAGTATTAATATTTCTACTAACTGCAAAAAACAGTTCAGTCACACTTTTTTCCATTGCTTCTAAATATTCGTCGTATGTATCAACAAAGTGTATATCATATTGAGCATATTTACTTGCAATTACTTTCCATTCTTTTACATT